TATCACCGATGATCATTTTTACGTCATCTGGAAGTATGTCCATTTTATTGATACGGCGAATTAAACCATCCAATATACCTTGGATTGTTTCTACCGTAAGATTTGTGGCCTCTTGTGCAACATTTATAGGGTTTGGGTACAAACTCAGTGAATTAGAAATTTCTTGTAATCTACTGAGTTCATTATAGTGATTGACAGACAAAAGACTCATTATTATTGTTTACGAACATTTTTGTTTTTATTTTTTTTAGATCCTCTCACATATTCTGGGGGAATGCCCATACCGGCGGCAAATTTGGCCGTCGTAAGTCCATCCTCTCTTGCATCTTTTATAATTGATTTTTGTAATTTCTTTAACGAGAACATGTCATCTATATCCACCTTTTCCTCGTCGGGTATAGTATCGTCTTTATTTTCGTAAAATTCGGCATATTCACTCTCAAGTTTTTTATCCGATTTCCTCCTGATATAGACCATAATTCCAATGATACTAACCAGACATATGATAGACACGACAGTCATTCTTCCTCTATTGTTCGCGAGCCTCGCACGAATGGACATTGTTACTGTGTACAAATATTTAAAGTTATGACACTAGACACAATTAAGTAACATGACCACATTAAATTATTACAAAAACGAAACCGAAAAGGTGTGCAAATCAAAGGGGTGGGATCGTGCGAATGTAGATACGGTATGGCTTCTTCTCACAGAGGAGGTGGGCGAACTGGCATCTGCTATCAGACAATACAAGAAAACATTCAAGAAGACAAATTTAAAAAAGGAAAGGGGTGTAGATGTTATGATGGAAATGGGGGACGTATTTAGTTATTTATTTCAATTGGCGCACATGCTTGATGTTGATTTAGATACAATGTGGTCAGAACACAAACAGAAGATCAAAACTAAAAAATATAAAATGTAAGATTATAATAAATAATGAGTTCTTGTATGATCGATGATGAGGCGGCCATAGATAAGATTAATCCATTTGTTCAGAACGATTTTTCGTTGCCGGGTGGGAGTCGTAAAACACTTAAATCCGAATTTAAGGGATCTATCAAAGATGAAACCCCGGGTGTTGCCGAACCGGAAGAGAGTCCCATATGTAAATATGGTATTTCTGCGGGAGATAATACGTTAGATTGGTGCTCTCGGCCAGCCGTCGACAAGAGTTTGCCGATTCAAAAGAGAAATATCGATACCGGTTTAGAACCCCCCATCGATAAAGATGAGGACGATACCAGGACAACTATAATTAAGATTGTGTGTGTTACTGCCACTATTGCCGCAATAATACTCATTGTTCGTCGATTAGCTTCAAAACGGTAAACATCCTACCCAATCGTTTCTTATTGAGACAACATTCGATGGCGTCCGGTAAATAATCTCGAATAAATCCTCTAGCAAATTCAATCTGCCACGTATTGTTTTTGTTTATATAAGGCACTTTAAACGTAGGATTCACAATTTTACACGTATTCATAATACGTATAACATCATGATTTCCCAAATTCTTTCTAGCGAGTAAATTATCTAGAGCGATCAAAGCCATTCGTTGCGTGGATTCGATCGTTTTTTCAACCATGGTTTGTAGAAAATTTTCATATTGGATATCTTGTTTAGAACAGGTGATTTCTGTCCAATCACCCTTACTGGACGTATATAAGTAATCGGTAAAATCTTCATATGTATTAGAATTATAGTTCCATTTAGTATATTTTATTTCCACATAATTTAAATTAGAATCGAGATCAACGACATTCAGCGCACTCTTTAAGAATGACGTCATAGACTAATCTCCGTGCTTTCTTTTAAACTCATTAACATGACATTAAAGACTTCCTAAGTTACCTCGGTTCATGATTTTTTTAAGTCAAAAAGAATGAAATATTCGAGTATCGCCAATAATACATTTTCTTACCTCTTAACTCTGGATGAGTTTAGATCTAAGATGCCCGATGAATATAAACCTTCATGGATTAAAATTACGACTATAACCGTGATTTCTAAATTCGAACGGGAAATTGAGATTAAAAAACTCCGACAGCTTTTTGAAGAAAATGGTTCTATAAAACTCCGGCGTATTGGTTCAGATTTTGATGGATTTGAGTGGAAACTGAAACCCACGACATTCTATAATCAAATCACCCTCACATACGAGGATCAATACTCCGTCAAGTCCGTGAAAGTCTTCCCAAATGGTTCTATCCAGATCGCGGGCGCATCTGATCTCATCGACGCAAAGCGAATCATTACTCAGTTGGAATATCTGTTTAAAATCTGTCTAGGTTTGGAAAAGCCCACGCCATTGGATTCTTTCCGTGTGGTCATGATAAACAGTAATTTCAGTTTGAATTATAACGTCAATCTTATGGAAGTTGCGCAACATTTTGAAAAACATTCGGATATTTTTAAGATTAGCTTTGAACCGGATCGGTATTCGGCGGTGAAGATCAAGTTCAGGCCAGCGGAGGAAATGAAAGAAATTACAACCAGTATTTTTAGTACTGGTAAAGTTATCATCACCGGGGCGGAGACATTGAAGGAGATCGTGTTCGCATACAATATCATCAATCAACACATTAACCAAAATGAAAAAATTCGGGTTACCGAAACTCAAGACAAGGACATATTCAATATATTTCTTGGACACAAAATTGAAACCATGGTCGATGCCTTGCGCGACAGTGGGTATCATTCATGGCTCAAGACTATCACAAATAGAAAAATTAATTTCTAACGTCATGGTAAATCAGATCATGTCGCAACGACTTGGAATGGCAGATGGTCGTCAGTATTCTCTTAACTCTTCAGCACAGCTCTTGAATAACCACATCATGCAAAAAAATGGTGTTCAATATGCGGATAATTATTCCTACCGACAACTTCTCCAGAAAGGCGGTCCGGCCGTGATTGAACAACTCCAAAAGGAACAGGCGAAAAAGGGTCTCATTAAACCGGATACTAACTAATCACGTAAAATACGCAAAAAAAACTTATACCAATACTTTAATGTCCTCTCCCTGTTCTATATGTCTTACAGAGGTTAGATCGACCAGATCAAATACACGCCTACGGTGTGGACATATATTTCATACGGAATGTTTAGATAAATGGAAAGAAAAAGGTAAGAACACGTGTCCTACATGTCGAAAACTATTTGATGTTTCTAAGTTTTCTGTGACAATAACTGTTAAGAACAATGATACAGAAAACTCCGAATCTAGAGTTGTACCGGAGTCAGAAGCCATGATGGATTTTCTAAATGAATGTGACATCAATTTTGATATAGAAAACGTATTAGACCTTAGAAGCCTTCTGTCTGACCTTGGGATGAGTCTTTCCGACTTTGATTCCCGTGTCACGGACACAGAATGAACTACAGTAGGTTGTGTAATTTAAACCAGGATAATTCCTTGCCGCATATCTAGGATCCTTTATCATTTTACCAGACGCATCACTCAAAAGAGGACCTGTGGCCCAGCCCCTCTTATGAGAGAACACATTAGCTTTAAAAACGATTTTCTTACCCTTTTCGATCTTACCCGCACTACGAATTCTTGATTCCGGTACTTTGAAGAATTTACTTAAACTCGCGACCGTATCACCCTCTTTCACTTTATATTCAACGACACCGTGTTGTTTGTAGAAGTGGAAATCTCCCATTCTAATATAATTTGTGGGTCTCCCGGGACTAACAAACATCATCACTTTGTAATACCCCTTTTTGCACTTTTCGTTCGCTGCGACTTTGTATATTTTGGTGGGATTATCGGACAAAACTCTCTTTGGGAGACTTGTACAGTGTGTATAGGTGTGTCCTTTATTTGAAAGACCGGATCTGTCACCTGGAATACTCTTCTGCCATCGATACGCCTCGTAGTCACCCACGGCGTATGCGTAGCAATTGTTATTATCGATTCCTGTCTTTGACCCCCACCGTCTATTGGTGAATTTTTTTTCAGAACCAGACAAGGGCAAATCCTTCGCCATTTAAGTTTACTTCAGAAAAAAATTATTGACTAATATTAAATGTTAAAGGAAATCTCCCAAACCCGAAGCCCGAATGAGCGTACTCGCATCATTATTTTGTTCTTACTCAATCTCGTCATCAGCACATTCTTACTTAAGCTTCTTTGGAACAGGTCGCTGGTGAAGCACGTAAGCATGTTGAGAAAGGTTGATACGCTTCTTGAAGCTTTTATCCTCTCTATCGCGTTGTCCGTCGTTCGTGGTCTTTAGACTTCTTTATACCCGACAATTTTTTCGCCTTTTGGGCTAATGAGCGTAGGGAAAGCCTCCATTCCGGGACATCCTTCTTTGTCGCAATCGACAAATTTATAGGATTTACCCGATTTTTTAAACCACTCTAGCTGTTTAAGAGTCCATCCACATCCCATGGTCCCGTAAACAGTCCAGGTCTTGCCTTTTCCGGCGACTTCCTTTGGTTGCTGACGGCTTCCTGTTTTATATAAAATATAGATATCCAAAATAAGGAGAATAATTAAAGCAATCATGTTACTATTTATGAATATTTTAATTATTGTCGGGGTATAAGATTTATTACAAATTTAGATATGAATGATGTTTCTGCCGAACAATCTCCAGGCAACGAAGAGGGCCACCAATACGAGTAAAATCATCACGTACGGGGCGATGTTCGTTTTTTTCGTCTCTTCTGGTTTTTCGACAGAGGGTGCGACGGCATAAGATTCGTCTAACATTTTAATATATGTCACGAAAAAAAATTGTGATGTAATGGTATATAGATTATTTGGCATGCTTCCGCCTAAAATATCAATAATACTATTAGTGGTTTTTGCTGGTTTGGGATTTGTGATGTATAAACGTTACAAAAAACAAGGAGCCAAAATGGCCGAAATGGCTCGAATGATCCAGGAAAAGGGGGCAGCGAATGAAGACCGTGCCGATCAAGAGCGCGAACGCCGAGACAGAGAGGCGGCAGATGCTGAAAAAAGACGAATGTACCGCGCCGACCAAGAGCGTGCGAGAAAGGCAAAGGAAGCCGAGGCGGCAAAGGAAGCGGCGAAGAATGATTTTTCCAATATAGACACAAAGGAAGGTCATCCCATCGTTAAGGCACCGACAAAGAGTCACTATCCTTACGGAAACACGTGGTATTCCGTTCGTAAGGGACGCGCAAAAACCGCAGAAAGGTGTTGGAAAAACGCAAAACGGAACAATATTACGGGTTGGGGATGGAGAAAACACGACAAATCTTGTTGGCACTACATGGATCCACTTCTCATGACAGCGGATACACACCCCGGTTCCGAACAAAACCACTTAATGGGATGTACAAAACCGGGTCAAAAGATTGAAGATGGATGTATTGATTTCGATCACGGACACACAGCGTGGGGTCACGATAGACGACAAAAGCGGGGACTTAAATCTCATCAGATATGGGGTGGTGTTGGGGGACACCACCACGATAAGATGTCACCGGAAGAATGTAGACGAAAAGCTAAAGAGGCCGGGTTTAAGGTAGCTGGATACAGAACGGCTTTCCATCCAACCGACGTTTGGAAAAATACGTGTTTTACAATGGGAAAGAAAAATTCGTCTAAAGGGTATATCGGAGATGCTGGAGATTTGGCGCACATCATGATGTGTACGGATCCGACAAAGAGAGTCGTCGATGGGTGTTAATACACTAAACGATAAACAATTATCAATTCTTATATTTTACATATTTTATAAAGTATCTAAAATATAATTTATATAGGTGATGATCGCGTTACTTATTTCATAGCTAAAATTTTCTTACACATTTCATCCTTTGTCAGTGTTGGATCGAGTTTAAATTTCTTAACTAATTCGTCTTTCTTGTAGAGACGACACTTCCGTCTGTCAATTTTGGTGTCACCATTCTTGTTGATTGATATCTTTGGTTTCGCGACAGCCGTCTTTGGAGCCTTCTTTTCGACCGACTTAACCCGGGCGATACCGGGTCTTTTTAACGGCGCCTTCTTCTTTTCAGCATTCTTTTGGAGGACAGCCACGGCGCGACGGATGGCGCTCGATTGATTGGCACTCTTCTTAGGCGAGGGCGGGGGTGGAGCGCGAGGGGTGATAGCCTTCTTTTTCGTTGGCGGTAGAACCTTTTTGAGAATATTCTTCTTCGTCTTTGTTGTAGTACTTAAGAATGGATGTTTTAAAATTGTTTCGTAGGTTGGAAAATTGTGTTTCGCACCCATTACAAATCTGTAATTATCAACGTATTTGCCCCAACTGGACTCCGTCCACCGTTGTCCCTGCGGTCCTCGGTACTCTTCGGGTAATACATCGCGCAAGAATTCCTTCGTCTGTTTATAACCACTATATGGCGCGAATTCGTAAAACATTGAATTAAGAATGAAGTGTGCGTCATACATTATATGACTTTTACTACCAATACCGTGAGACGAGGCGAGTTCCCCGGATGTTACGATCGGGTTTCTCACACCTTCCATGGTGGACATACCAAAATCTATGATTATTGGTTTAAATCCACCCTTCGTTTTAAGAATGAGTAAGTTGTTCGAGTGAAGATCGTGGTGTCTAAATTTTGGGTATTTTTTATGAATGTTGGCCAGGTTTTGTATCAATTGTCCGATGACCTTTTTAACCGCGGCCTCGCTTGGTTTGGTCTTTATCCATGCCTGAAGGCTTTTACCGTCTATGTATTCGAAATAAAGAATATCGTCAGTGCGACACGATTTGAAATGATACATGCGCGGTGCGCCCATTCCTTTCAATTTTTCGGCTATACGATACTCCATCTTGGCGCTTTCTTCTGTCGTAACCTTAATCGCGACCTGTGTGGCACATTTATCATCGATACACCCATAGAAGACTGTACCATACTGACCCTTCCCTATGGCACGTAATCGTGTCGCCTTATTGATTAAGAGTGGTTTTTGTTGGATCCTAGTGAAAAAATGATTCTCAGGGTAACACGCCTTTGAGACGCCATCCTTTTTTCCTCGTAGGATTTTCTTAACTTCTTCACCAACCGCGTTCTTCTGGGCATTTGTTTTAGCACTATTCGCTATGTGGACAAGTTGTGCCAACTTAACCATCCTTATTAGAAACCAAGAATTTTTTTGAGTTTTTAATGGGGACGTCTGGGTATTTTTATTACAAAGTATCTATTTTTATGTTTATTCATCTACTTCGATGTCATCATCGACTTCATCTTCTGGGGCACCAACACCCTGGAAAGCAAACGAGGGCAATTTCGTAGAGGGTTCGAGGAGGGCTTGTTGGAGTCGCACGGTAACGCCAAACTTATTGTCGATGAACCAAATTTGATTGAGATCAACAATCGTCAAAACCTTTTGTCCCTTCTCAACCGAATCCAGGGGGACTGGTTGGCGAAGATTATTATAGGCTTCGGGGACGAAGCTACCATCGGGCTTCGTCAGAATTTTGAGTTTCAGGGTACCCGGATACTGTTCCTTACCCGGTCGGACCATGGGCTTGTATAGAGCTTCTTTCAGAACGGCCACGTTGAACGATTTTCCCAACCATTCTTCGCTGTTTTCTGCCACAGTATTAACGATGATATCGTCGAGCTCTTTCAACTTTTCCTGTAGAGCCATGGCTTCGGCATTGTCCGGATCAAAGGAAAGATCCAGGCTGTAAGATGTTCTCCCCGTCCCCTCGTCAGTGAAGGCGGAGAGACCGTACGGAGACCGCATGTACGGGAGTTGAAGGAAAAGTTTCTTGTTGTCGCCACTATTAAGATAGACAGCTTTGCCGCCATTCTTGTTTTTGCGCAGTTTCGAAAGGATTACAGAAGTAGGTTGGAACTCGGATGATTGCTGGATAGTGAGTGACATTGTGTATAGTTGTATATATCTCTCATGAGTCCAACCTTTAAATGATTTTTTTTTCTTCATGTATTTTAAAACAAACCAATGGGTGTCTTTAAGGATTGTGGATGTGGGTGTAATGGCAAGCGTGCCCAGGACAAATTCGTGTATTCCATGATTTCTGCCGTAATTTTCTTTTCTATCGCCAACCCGGCGACTTTCCGTCTCATGCGCCGAGTGTTGGGCAAGTGGGTGTCTTCTCCTAATGGATGTCCCAGCATCAAGGGGTTGGCTCTCCATAGCGTCGTGTTTCTTCTTATCGTTTGGGGTTTGATGCAAGTTAAACCGATTGAAAAGGAATCGTACAAGGGCGAAGAAGGTGGTATGCCAGGAGATGCCGAAGACGATCTTACCGACGACGAAGACGAAGATCTTACCGACGACGAAGATGACGATTTTACCGACGATGATCTCAGCGACAGTGAAGATGATCTCAGCGACAGTGAAGACGATTTCACTGATGACGAAGCGCCGTTTGAAGATACCGTTGAAGAATACACATCGTACCTCGAAGGGGAAGAACCCCCCGCTGTCACCAAGAAGATGAAAAAGGACGCAAAATCCCAGAAAAAGCAACCGGCTCCCGCGCCGGTGAGCGAAAGTTCGTCCATCATCGGATCCCCGGCGATGAGCAAGAAGGAAACCTCTAAACTGGGGGCGTTGGATCTTGGCATGAGCGATGACCTGGGTGCCCCGATCAAGAAGTCTTCCAAAAAATCGAAGGGTAGTGGTACGTACACGTCGTGTGGTTGTGATGACGGTTCCAAAGTGAAGATTTTACGTTAATTTTTTTTCAGAGTAAATAAAAATGCCGAATTCGACACACATCGGCATGGCTTTCGGTATTATATCATTAACTTCAATAATAGGCGCTGGTGTGGGTGTCGGGAGTGGCATGGCGTACTTATTGGATAAATATAATAAACGATAATATATATGGTTCGTGGATATAAACTCGCGGCTTACATTACATTTTTAGGAAGTCTTGGTTCCGTCGGTGGATGGTATCTAGGACAGGGGATCGGATCATACATTGGATCGGCTAGTGATAACGAATGATCTATCCGAAGTTTGCTGAATTGTAGATTTATTTACTAAATCTTTAAATCTACAATACATTTTATTAACGTGTTTTTCGGAAATCATCATGCAATTTTCGATGAAAATTTTACCGTTGTGTTCGACAATCAGTGGTCCGGGTCCGCCAACGACTGATTGTAAAAGTGACAACATCATATATTTTTATTTTGGTCTAACCTTTATTTCGTTTTAGAAATCCAAGCATCTACATCATTTTCATTTTTTCGTTTAGAGGCGTTTCTTATCAACGTGACGGATATAAATATAAGGGCAGCGGCGACGGCGAGTTTATTCATTATAGTATATATCATTATTATATTTATTTATGTTCGAGTAATTTGAAGACATCATTAATCTTATACATAATGTTAAATAATTCATTTCTCGTTGAAACGTCACTCGGTTTCACGATTTCAAATTCGACCTGATACGACGTTGGATCTTCGTTATCCATATCTTCGGAATCTCCACTAGATATGGTCATATCTATGCTTAAATTTTTGCGAATAAACGAGATTCGTTTTTTGAATCTTTTGCGATCCATATCATTCAATTCCATATCATCGGGCTGTGCGACCTCTTTACAGATACTAAATCTAATATCATAGGGAGCACCCTTAATTTTCTTAAAGTCTTCTTTGAACATAGATCTTTTTTGTATAATAGCCTGATCTCCGGAGTCCTCGTCGATGGTCATTCGGATACTGTCCCTATCTCGGTAAAAAACTTCGGAATTGGTCTCTTTTTTGTTTTCCCATCCCGGATATTGCGAAAGACCACGGAAAATTCTATCGAAAACTTCTTTTCCTACGTTTGTATCAAACATCTTACCATTGAATTTACCGAGACGAATTTCTACTTCGATTTCGGGATCATTCTTATTATTTTCAAACGCGGATTCAATTTTTTTGACGATAATCTCCGTATTCATGATGACTATTTATAAATGCGTGTTCCCCTTAAGTCTTTTTTATTTGGTTTTTTTAATGAAAGGTTTAATCAACTTAGGAAACACTTGTTACTTTAATGCTTCTCTCCAGTGCCTTTTACAGATTCCTTGTATATCAAATCATTTTTCGACGAACGGTTATTCAGGAGATTGTGAATTTACAAATTTATATTGTGATTTGGTTAAAAAGTTTTGGAATAAGAACTCAACGGCAAATATAAATGTTAATACCTTACTCGTAGCATTTCAGAAACAATTTCCTCGTTTCAAGGGTGGGAACGAAGAAGATTCACAAGAGGCTTTGTTATGTATCATAGACATATTAGAAAGAGCCGTTCCCGAGATAAAACCATATTTTTACGGGAAGAAAACCCAAGAAACCATCTGGCCCGGGGGTAAATCATCACATGATGAAGATTTTAGTATTCATATAATGTCATCACGGGGTAATAATCTTAAGGATATGTTACGTGAGAGTTCAAAATGGAATACTTTAACAGATTTTGAAGATAAAGAGGGTAAAACACACAACGTGGCTACGACGAGGTCATATTTATCCAAATTACCTAAAATTTTGATGATTTCGTTCGATACTAAAAGTCACGTGTATGTTGATGAGGAACTAAGTATCAATGACAATGATTATCGATTGATAGCTAGTACGGTTCATATGGGAAATCAACATGGGGGGCATTATACAAGTTTTACAAAACACAAGGGAGTGTGGTATTACAAAGACGATGACGTAATATCTAAAAGGGATTTTGTTAAGCGAGCGGGCCATTATATCCTGGTCTACAATCTAAAAACTCCTTGAGTTGGATGTTTTCGCGTATATTTACCAAGGTTCTGTAGAATGTTCTTCTGTTGTTTGGGTATGTTTTATCATATCTGCGTTTTAATGGTTTCCACCAGAGAGGACCCTTTTCCCAAGTAATATACATACACTCTACGATCGCACCTTCTTCAAACCACGGTTTCTCTTCCATATGACCGTATGGGATTTCGGATTCAAATACAAGTTTCCCCCTTTCTTGTACAAACAGTTGCCATACCGGCGGTCCTTGCTTTTCTACACCTATAAAACTGCGACCCCTTTTCATTAGGAAATCAACGGTATTTTTTTCTTGTGGTTTCCATTTAAACATTGTTTCATGTGTCCCAATCTTGATGGGACAATTCACCGGGGTGAATACTACTCCATCGACTTGTTCCTTCACCTTTGGGAGATGTTTATCCATAAATATATGAAATTCATCCATGACATGAAATTTTTTTAATTTCAATTTAAGTTTGTCATTTTTCATGGTTACCACGGTTTTGATTAATTTTTCCATGTGTTCCAATCTGTCTAGAAAGCCCAGATCTCCAATTTTCTCGTTATTGATAATGATTGCGTCATATACCAATAGAGTATCTTCATATAATTCACCATCTAATATTGTTCCGTTATATGCAGGTCTTCTGAAATTAACCGATACCTCGGTCATATCAAAATTTCGATTGACTAAAATAGATTTTTTCTTTCCGCCGTACAAGATACAAACCAGCATATATCGCATACCATCCGTTTTCTCACAAACAACGTAATCGTCATTTTTTAGAAACCCGAAGTGTTTATATTCGATAGATATTGGTTGTGGTCCCGGGAAGAACTCTTTTGAACCCCAAATTGTATGGATATATCGCGTAACAAACTGGTGAAGACCATCATTACGAGATATCAGAGACATATCTTATAATCGCACCAAAACTTTAATTAGCTCTCACACCCGCCGCGTTGAGAATGTTACTTATACACTCATGATTGTAGGTATGAATTAACTTAGAAGCCGTATAAGCGTAAATCTTCAAGCCCTTTTCTTTGAATTTGGCATACATTTTTTCAAATTTTGGTAGTATTTTTAATCCATTTTTGTCGGTTAGTTTTTTAATCGATAGCTTACAGTTTAAAACAAACACTTTGGCAATTGTATTTTCAACCGTATATATATCACCCGATACCTTTTTACCAACTTCTGTGTCAAAATTCAACCCCATCTGACTCGTGGGTTCTGTGGATCCGTCGAGGACTTTACTTTTAAATAATCCCCAATCTATACCGTCCAATACACCCGGGAATACGAGACACCCAATTCCATCCATATTATTGAAGACTTGATTAATAGAATCTACATCCATGCCAATCCCAAAGTCTATAAACAATAATCGATCACATTTTTTCATACATGAAAGGATGATATCAGCTTTTTCATACGGGTCGTCATTACAGAATGTTATTTCGTTCTGTACATGTCTTTCCAGACATTGAATATTTAGACGGAGTATGGTATGAAGAGCTTTTACATGACACGATTTTGACCGGGTTACGACGATCGTTATGATTTTCATTACATAAATTATAGTTTTAATCTCTAAGCACTTGCTATGTGTTCTTCTAATATTTTTCGTTCCTCGTCTTGATATCTACGGAAAGGTTCGATTATTTTATTCACCATTCGAAAATTGAGCTCTTCGTTACGATCCTCCTTTTTGGGTGGCGTATCTTCGAATATATGTTCCACGATAAGGGGTTTACACATATCAATTTTAAGATTTCTGTATACAAATTTGATATGAGTACTGGTTAATGTTTTTACGATAGAAGTTGTAACCTTCATGATAGTCTTATCCTAACCTGACGCACTAGCCTTAAGCCTCTCGGCCAAACATCCACTAAACGGAAGCATTCCGACGTGTCCAAGTGTTGTATTTACATCCGCGAAGACCTTTCCACCTGCGATTTGTAATCTTCGACAAAACGCATAGTCCTCACTCAAGTATCTTTTTGATTCTGGATCTATGAGGCAGTCGAAACAGGCATGATAATCATCAAACGTTCTGTTTTGATGATCATTTTTACACCATAATTCCGGGAATTTTTCCTCTAGTGTTTTAAACACCGATCGTTTTATCATCATGAATCCTGTGGGTCCATCAAGTAGTTCAACAAATCCATTCACGACCTCTCGTTTGGAGGCGCCGAAATTCATGACAAGAGACGAGGCAAGCATTGCCATATTTCTTTCGTCTCCATTCTTTACGGCATCGGCCGCTTGGTCCCAGCAAACTACTTTCTTGGGGTAACACGCCACGCTGACATCGTGACCACTTCGTATCAATCTAGTCACGGATGCGGGATCGAAGTCGACGTCTGCATCTATGAACATGAAGTAGTCACAGTCAGTCTCTTGCATGAACCGACCTACAGCGACATTACGGGCTCTATGTACGAGACTTTCATTTTCGGTTGTGTCGATAAATAATTGAATGCCTTCCCGGATAAGGTGGAGTTGAAGGTTTATGATACCAATCATATACTTCTCTAAGCATAAACCCCCGTAGCATGGCGTGGATAGGAAAAGGCGAATTGGTCTTTTGGGTTCGTCAGACATGTTTATTTATGTATTAAAACCTTTAAACTCTAAATGCTTTTTGATTATAGTTTCAATCTTATTTAGTGTTGGTACGGATACGGAACACTTCTCACAAATAGTGGATTTTGAATATTTTTTACCCAAAACGACCAATATAATTGCGGATGCAATACTATTTGGAGTTTTGCTCATAAGATCAACACAGTCTTTCAACGTTTCACATATCTGGTTACACTTGTATCTTTCTTCGCGCGTGTATTCAAAAGAGCCAAGTAGTCTTGGCATAACGTCGTACGGACGAGTTACGTAATTTTTTTCTGTTTTCCCCATTATTGTATCTTTGAAAATTTGGGTTGTTCTACTAATATCCTTTGATTGTATGCCAAATAGATCGGCAATTTCTTTCGTTGTTCGGGAGACGTTAGCTAACCTACAAGCATATAAAACGCAGTTGGCTTTTATGCCCAATCGGATAGCTCCACGCGTTAATTTTTCGCAGTTGAAACGACGATACATTATTTTCGCATCTTTCAAGATTGAATCTGGGATAGTCTGAGAACATGCTTCTTCTATGTCTTGATACGCATGATATAACGATCTATCCTTATGATTCATTGACATATGGAAACTAATTTTCGCCATTCTTTTCGTTTCATAATTTGATGACCTGTATGTAGAAATTATCGTACCTTTCCCCCATGAATCTGAAAATAATTCTGGATTTGCATTTGGGTTTCCGCACCTCGATGGATCATTTACTCTCCCATCGTCTGTCAAGCCACTCGTCCATTCGGGCGAATCATCAATAAACGAGTCATCGATTAATCCACATTCACTACAAACGGGTAGTTTGTCCGGCCCAAAAATTTTTGTGCCGTTACATTCTTTACATACATGTATATTTACTGACTTTTCTTCTTTTGGTTTCTTGTTGATGAATAGATTATTGTCCAAATCGGACCATATAGCAGCCAGAGTATTCATGATTTTGTATGACTTTTTATTTTCGAGGAATTAACTTAGGCAGACGATGCACGTTGCCAGTTTAGATTATCCGCATGTAGTCTGGCATGCATTTCAATCGCATCGACGGTACTTTTAAAACTCTTAGCTCCTGGGGATGTTGGATTCCATTTTTCCCAATCTTTGTCGATTGTCTCATGTCCAGGCGGGGGACATACAATTCCATCGATCTCATCGTCCGGTACAATGAAGTCATCGAATTCACTATCGGTATCCGAGTTATCCGCATGTACGTAGATGGTGTCATCGTCATCTTCGATATCGATTTCTTCTAATAGGGCATATAGTTTATTCTTGGAATCTATACATTTGAATTCCAGGTCGTCGAACGTGGTACCAGACGGATAATGTTCGGTAAGGGATTCGTACGGAACAGGATTCATATCGCCGTCGTCGGCTTCAAGTTCATACACAGACGCGGATTTATACGTGGCTTCAGTTGGACACAAATATCTAACACCCAATGTATTTCCGGTGTTCATGGCAACAACACCATACAGGTGATCTTCTATTCCATCTTCATTTACGAGTATCTTCACAATATCGTTTGTTTTAATATCACCCTTGACGATATTTGAAATGTTCATCCTGCTTAAAATTTTACAGCAAAAAATATTCAGCGATATTAACACACTCAATGGGTTTTAAAATTTATTCCAAGGATGGATGTTCTTACTGTGACGAAGCTGTTCAGCTATGTCAAACACAAAATTTAGAATTTGAAAAAATCAAAATCGAAAAGGAAGATTTGAAGGAATTATGTGGGGGCAACTTTGATAGTTATCCTCAGGTATTTTTAGACGATCGTCGTATTGGTAACTTTTTTGAATTCGAAGAGTTTACTGAGGAGGAATTTGAACCGATGTTATATCCAACCTTGAATAGATTTACTGTATTCCCAATTAAACATGAAAATCTTTGGTCTATGTATAAAAAGGCGCAATTATCAAACTGGACCGCGGAAGAGATTGATTTCTCTAAAGATAGGGACGATTGGAGCAAACTATCTGAAAACGAAAAAAGATTTTTAAAGTATATTTTAGCTTTTTTTGCAGGATCGGATGGTATTGTCTTTGAAAACATAAACAACAATTTTGCGAGTGATGTTCAATACCCGGAAGCCCGTAGTTTCTATGCGTACCAAGAACACAATGAAATGGTTCATGGGGAGACATATAGTCTATTGATCGATACATACGTGACAGACCCGGCCGAAAAGAAGAAATTATTTGAAGCAATTAACGAAATTGAGTGTATAAAACGCAAAGCATCATGGGCGATGAAGTGGTTTGATAGAAGTAATTCATTCGCCGAACGTCTATTTGCGTTTGCTTGTGTTGAGGGGATTTTCTTTAGCGGTTCATTCTGTGCTATCTTCTGGTTGAAAAAGCGAGGATTGCTTCCCGGCTTATGCTTTTCTAATGAATTAATTTCTCGAGATGAAGGTCTGCACCAGGAATTTGCCGTTGAACTTTTTAATATGTTAAAACAAAAACCACAAAAAGAGAGAATTCACGAAATTGTTCGTGAGGCCGTAGAAATAGAGAAGAGTTTTATCATCGACGCTTTACCTTGTTCGTTGATTGGCATGAATTCTCAAAAGATGAGTGAGTATATCGAATTTGTCAGTGATCGTTTATTGAAGCAGATTGGTGTTCCTATCATTTATAATTCTAAGAACCCGTTCGACTTTATGGAAAACTTATCCCTCGATGGAAAGACAAATTTCTTTGAAAAGCGTGTCGGAGATTATGGAAAACTCGGAAGTACCACCAGCTTAAATGAAGTCGATAAGATTGATTTTAACGATGATGATTTTTAAAATATATTACTATATTAATGATCGAATTATTATTTCTCCTAGTGGTCGTTTGGATGCTGACCAAAGATCGAACTATTAATATCACCGAGATAGGTGGATCTAAAAATTTCCATTTAAGTGATGGAGCATCTTTCAAGATGTATAAAACCATGGAGGATGCGGGCGCTTCAGGTGAATCTCTTCGCATATTTGTTAATATGGAAGATAGGCTTCTAGAGATCGAGAGAATTTCCGTTTGTAGTGGAGTGCCCCGAACTATGGAAGCGAGTTCAATTTCTCGTCAAATAAAGGAGAGGTTTCCGGCATTTGATTTTTCTTATCATAATATTCATATTAAACAGACATCCGAACCTAGTCGTTTAATAAACAAAAAGATAAGATGTTAACCAATCTTTCTAATAAATATTTATGTTTATAACTTTCTACACTCTTTCTATTTCTGATTACATACATGATGAGATTGTTATCATCTTTCTCACGATGTTCTTCTAGCCATTTTTTTGGGTCTTCCGCTTCTTGAAAGTCCGCCGAGTAGCTATATCTAAATTCCAGTTTGCTCATTAAACCGGGTTCGTTTGTATTTTGTCGTCCTTCTCGTATATAATCACACGCCACGTAAATTATACCATCTAAGAACTCCTCGGATGCCATTTCTAGCCAGGAATTTTTTTGGGTTCCCCATGTTTGTGTATCCAAATCCACTCTCACTCCATGACCATACTTCTCTTTTCCAAGTTTTAAACGTTCTAAAAGAGAATTATGAATATCCTTCATATGTTTATATAAAATTCTATTTTCTAAGTTCTAACCATGTTTTCTTAAACTTATCTACCTGTTTCTTTCCGGGAAATTTGTTACCTATTTTACTGGTTGCGAAATTGGCTACCGCGTTTTTGTAACTATTACGCAATCGGTTTGGAACATTTCTAAGGTTGAGATTTCGTTTAATGACCTCTTTATTAAGTTTTCCCCTCCTTTCCATTTTCCACATGCCGACTATCTCTCTTTTGAATGCGTCTAAGACAGCTTTGGGGAATATATTAAATCGCTTGTCCGTTCGTATGTTGGGGTTATTTTGAATTCGTTTATTTAATTCTATTTTCATACGATTAACATCCTTGGTGATCGGCTCCATCACGTTTTTGTATTTTTTTATCCATGTTTTCCCATAAAGTTCAATTATATCACTCTTTATGGTTTCATTTGTGAGACGTCGTCGTTTGAGCATTTCTTTCTTGTTAAGTTCATTTTTGGTCTTTTTCGCGGCCAATTTTATTTTCATATTTTCCGCCTTTTTATTAACTGGCTTCGGTTTAGGTTTTGCCGCTTCTGCTTTCGCTTTATTCGATAGTTTATTTCGCTCTTTCTCCATTTTCTTGGCGATCGTGTCCTTATCATTTTTTTCATTAATCGAAATCTTCATAATCTTAGCAAATCGTATTAAATCCGCTTTGGTATATAATTTCGCCAATTTCTTACCAACCCGGAATTTTCCTCCCGAGCCCGTGAGTTTGTATTCCTTTCCTCCATTTTTAAATGTGGCAATCTGTGCCCGTTCTGTCCCAACCTTTTTGATCATCTGACACAACATACTCTTTGATGTTGTTGTTTTGATATTGACGATACCAAGTTTTCTCGCAATGTCATACAATTCTGTTTGTGAATATCTCTCGCATTTTTTAGTCCCTATTCTGTCACCGTTAATGATAGGTAAAGATTTGGACACATTTGTCTTTTTCTTTGTATTCGACTTTGTCTTTTTGTAACAGCATTTAAATCCCTTCTTGTTTTTTCGTTCAACAAATCCACTCTTACACGGAGCACGCCGAGCTTGGGGACAGGTTGAGGAATTTTTTCTCTTGTTGGAGGATACTTTCGCCTTTGTCACTGATATCTCCCCGTCTTGATACATTAAATTGACAATCTCAACACCCTTATTATACGCCTGAAGCATCCTAGATGGCGTTTCGACGCCCGAAATCTGAACATTACCAGATTTGGATATAATATACGTATGTTCTCTATCTCCGGCCATTTTATGTTTCATAAACAAGAAAGGTGACAATTCCGGTTCATAGCTGTGGAGTTCTAAACCATACACATGCGCAGATCTTGCGATTTTGTTTAAATTGTTAAAGTTTCCATTAATTTTAAACTGCCCACTTAAATTGTTATATTCAAACGGGTTATATAATAATTCGGAACGGTTTGTGTAGTTATCCACAATGAAGCTTCGTATAACCTCTGCCTGATTTTCTATATTATCACCCACGAAACCCCCAGAAAAACGAATCTTTCCATTTTTGTATATATTTATACTGGCACCCTTTGTTTCGTCATTCGTTGAAACTTGAATGTTAAATTGTACGGTGAAAAATGGCATAGACAGATCTCCCTTGGCACCATACTGTCTAGAGTGCGTGAAACCAGTTTTAAATTGACCATATATGCCCTTTATTTCTTTTGTTTCTACATAAAGATCCTTTGAAATTTGTGTTTTAGGCATTGGTACCTTTCGTAATATGCTTATCAAATCCACTCGATTTCCCGGTCCCAATGTTTTATTCACGGTTGCGTTGAACATACCCATATTCAATTTGCTCACTGTTAAATTTTTATTGGGCGATTTTTCATTATTCTCGTTGTTTGAAAGATACATAAATTCTCGGAAATTCCCCACATTGTTGTTGGATGGGCTCTCCGCTACCACTTTGTTCAGATTTCCATAGTTTGCGTTACTAATGATTTTATTTTCCAATCGCTGGGGGACGTGTTGTTTTCTTAACATTTCACGTTCTATCTCATTTGCTAAACGAAGGTTCTCTTCTGTATAGTTGGAATTGGAATTGGAATTTGAGTTATTTTGTGTGACTTTTACATTGGACTGTCTAAGAAATTCATCTATAGGAGGCGCACCCCCAACCCCGGGTCTGGCTTGGGGTATCTCTCTACGCATGAACCGACCCGGTGGGATGTTCATATTAATATTTAGTAATGTTTTTTTTCTAATGATCATCACCAAATTCGAGTGACTCCTTGACCACATCTAGTCCATATATGAATGGTTGTATCGGGTATATCCGACCTTCGTATGTTTCTGTCGCATTTCGTACTTCTATGTCTCTGGATGAAAATGGTCCCGCGTAGAAGTCGGGGTTGAATTTTGGTCTCCCTAGGTTATTACTCTGACAATGCTGGTTAAATACCTGTACAAATATCTTTTGCGGGCAACACAATTCTGGACCATACACTAAGCTGGTAGATTCCATAAAATTGTGTAATGTACTCGCAACCATGGCGACTTGTTTCTGTATGATTTTGAAATATTCGGGTGTGATGTTCCATATATCTTTGTTACTGTATTTTTGACTGTATTCGAGATATGCTCTGATACACTTTAACAGAATAATTGGTATTTCGGCGTTTAGCTTTTCATCTAACTTTGTATCGGCTTCCTTTACTTGTTTGGCGAAGTTCCAAGGAAGAATACGACGAAGAACCGACCCGGAATTATCTCTCCAATTTGGTACCTCATTCCCTCCTAGCACCCCTGGACATGTCCATTCGATACTTTTAGCGGTTTTTCCTTTGATTGCCACACTCACGTCTTCACCAGAGACCATCGATTGAAATTCAGCCTGTTCTAAACAGAAATCGCCCTTGATTTCGGGGGCAATAAACATCTGCGCATCATAGATCGATCCTAAACCGAACTTCTTTTCTATGTTATTGCTCATGGTTTTTACATCATCACTCCCATAGAATTTTTTGAATACCTTCGTAATTAGGGTACTTTTACCAGATCTTGCGATCCCTTTTAGAAACGGAATAACCTGCCATCCATCCATTTCACCCACATTGTAACATAACCTACCTCCCATGATATACATCCATTTACACACCTCTGGTTCAAATTTCTGGTAATCGAGAACCCCTTGGAAATGTGGCGTCGGAATATCATACCAATCTTCCACGTCATTATAATCATTAAACGCAACGTCAAAAAATTTACAACTCACCTTTGTTGGATCCAGGCACTTAAACTTTTCACTTTCATACGGATAGAATTCACATTTATATAACCCGGTATCCGGACACCACACTTTCCCCATGAAAACGCCATTTTGAAAACTCCACATGTGACGGTCTTTTGTAATTTGGGGAAATTGTACATCCCGGCAATGTGTGAGATGATCAATTAGATTTCTAAATGTCGATGCGTGACTCGTTAGGTTTTGCCACAGCCCAAAATCCTCCTCTTTGCTTCCTAGATTATACACGAATTGTTCAATTGATTCAGCAGGTTTCCACGCTCTCGTATTGTGATCATCATATATAATTTGTTCGCAACAATCGGTTTTATACCTTCTATATTTTTTTGTGTAAAGTCTATCCAGGGCGACCAGAATACATTTTTGAAATGGAGATGCGTCATCTACTTTACTATCATCCATCGAGACGCCTCTAAAAGTTGCCGGATCTGCGTCAAACATTTCAGGATCTTGCATTGGGTTTTCTGCTCGTTGGCGAGCGATTAAATGTAAATTTATATTTTTGAATCCATCCTTCACCTGTTCTATGATACGATTTACCTTTCTTGAGATTTTAAGATCCGCATCCATTTCATCACCACCTTCGTTCGGTACAGAGTCTCCCATTTTTAATTCCCGTACCCTCGCATATAGGTTTGACAAAGCTCCAATCCATTTTCCCCGTTTTTCGTCTATGACTTTCATATCATATTTGATGGGTCTTCCATCCGGACCCAGGTCATCCTTGGGCATTAGTTGTTTATAGCCCAGGGCAGATGAATTTCCCCCCATCCCCTCCTTCAGATTCCAGACAAATTCCATTTGATCAAGTTTCTCTATGATTTCTTCTTCTGTCATTTCATGCGTTTTGGCTCGCACAATTTCCTCATAGACTCTGTCCGTATCTGGGTTTCTATCAATATAGTGGGTTACCATATTGATAGCTGTGGGTCTTGATACGTATACTGATTATTCTTCTAACTTATTTTTTGTTGGCGACTACCGAGAGCATCTTAATTAAAATTTTATTTTGGACTTCGAGTTGTTGAGATATATTTACCAGGGCGGTGCAAATTGTATCGCCGTCGGGGGTCGCCATGAGTTCTGTCATCAATCCCGCCAAATCTTCAATTCCACCATCTTCGTTTTCACCCCCGTAGAAATCCAAAGATTCGTCGTCGTCGAGGTCGATGTCTCCGATTTCTCCATCTTCCAACTCGGATTCCGATTCTTCGTCTGTGAATTCTTCGTCTGTAAATTCCTCATCTTCTTCGATTTCCACATTTTCCTCCGGGGAGACATTTTCCGGTTCGTCACCGACTTCAACTTCATCTTGGGGTTCTGTCTTTACGGTAACGGCTGCCATATACTTCTACTGAGAAAACTCAGGCGATAATTTTTCGCACTGTTCTAAATGCGGAATTACCCGAAATTTTTTTCTCAGTATACAGTACCAAAAATTCAATATGGCTGGTGGTTTAATGCAATTAGTGGCCTACGGTGCACAAGATGTTTACCTCACGGGAAACCCTAAGGTGACATTCTTCCAAGCGGTTTACCGCCGACACACGAACTTCGCGATGGAGAACATCGAACAAACGGTTAACGGCACGGCGTCCAACAACGGCCGCGTCTCCGTTACCGTCGCCCGTAATGGCGATCTCATCGGCGACATGTACGTCGAACTCAAGACTGCGTCCAACCTCGGGGTTTCGGCCGGTGTCGCGACGGCGGACTCCGCGTGGGTTGCCGAGCGTGCGATCAAGGACGTCGAACTGTCGATCGGTGGACAACGCATTGACAAGCACTACCAAACCTGGTGGCGTTTGTACTCTGAGTTGTACCTCGATGGCTCCAAGAAGGCGCAATACGGTAAGATGACTTCCAACCCGGTGGCCTCCTCCGCGGGTACGGTCTACCTCCCGTTGTTGTTCTTCTTCAACCGCAATGCGGGTCTCTATTTGCCGCTGATCGCGTTGCAATACCACGAGGTGCGCATCGACTTTGATTTGTCTTCCGAATTCGCTACATACACCGACGGTTCCACCTTCAAGGTCTGGGGCAACTACGTGTACCTCGATACCGAGGAGCGTCGCCGCTTCGCGCAAAAGGGTCACGAATACCTGATTGAGCAAGTGCAACACACCGGTACGGACACCGTCACCGCCGGTGCCACCAAGCAAGTCCGCTTGTCCTACAACCACCCGGTCAAGGAGCTTGTCTGGTGTTTGGCTGGCCCGAGCTCCGCGGGCGCGCAATTGTGGAACTTCACGACCCAAGCCGGTGCCAACGGTAAGGTTCTCCTCG